CCGGTTCCCTATCCGTTGCTGCACTACCCATGTGATCGAGTGTCGTGAGCGCTGCCAGGTGTCTAGTAGCTGGTCTTCCGTTAGCATGGTGTCCCCTATGATTCTGATGTGAGCACATATGTTGATCTTCTCGCTAAAGTTCCAAAGTCCGTATTGGCCCGTGGCGACAATCAGTACCGTAAGATAATTCGCGTTTGCAGTGAGCCTTCTTTGGGTTGGATCAAGGTTACTAACACCTGGCAGGAACTCTGTGGTGATGATTGGCGTACGGTTACTGAGCGTGCATCGTATAAAGATCATGATCAGTTGATGGCTGAGCTTGGTAGTGGTCGCTACCAGGCACTATAACCACCACTTGACGAATGTCTCGCCATGTGACATTATATAACGGAAGTCAGCCACAACACAAGGAGCACACATGACCACCACATACGAACACGGAAGCTGGACAGTAGGCGGAACCAGCCCCCTCGACTACATAATCGCGGCACTCGGAGACTACGCAAATGAGTACGAACTCACCAACGTAACAATAGACTTCGTCCTCAAAATCCAAGAAAGCTTGCCCAACCACGTATATCTGTGCGGAAGCCAGCTATACAGCACCAAACGAGAGAAAGACTACGACCTAACTGAGATCGTAGAAGCAATCGATCTAGCAAAGATCTACAACAAATACGCTCTACTAGATACCTGGCATGTCAACGAGATCACTCGGACCGAAACCCTTCACCAATACGTGATGGAATGCCTAGGGCAATACCATGCCGAATACAGGCTCGGATACGTTGAGCAAGAACTAGAGGACGAGATCAACCTGTTGCTGCCAGACGGATACGTACTGAGGGACAACAAGATCTACGGTCCGGCCGGAAGCAAGGCACCAGATCTGGAAGCGATCCTAAACAAGATCGACTTCTGGGAGATGGCGGAGCCTCACTCAATGATCGTCAAGAGTGAGAAGCCGCAAGCGCCAAAAGAATAAGATCCACACACGATGAAGGCCAGGATCCTAGTGATCCTGGCCTTTGCCCATGTCATCTCTAGTCTGTAAGCCTACCATCTAGTGTGTGTGAACTAATGACAGTAGCGTAGATAAGAGGCTCCACGTTGCTCTGAACCGTGGGAATCAATACTCCAGCGGCTCTAATCTCGTCAAGCATGATCCCATGCTGTCGACGAATCTCTTCCTCGCCAACAACCCTGCTACGCCCGGAACAGCCCCTAGTCACAATCAACACGTCAGTCATCCCCTCAAAGCATGGAGGCCAGACATTTTGTGTCTGGCCTCCACCCATCTTCACCACGCAGGGTTAGTTCCTGATCCTACCCCTCAGAATCAAGAACGGCCTGCCGAACCATGCAATCCTTCGCCTCAATCAGCGCATGCAGTCCACGCGTAAGCTGGGGACCATCCTCCAGCTGTTCCAGGAGCTGATCAGCAGCAGCCGTGAACACAACGGCTACAGCCCGGAGATTCTCCGGTAGATGGTCGCAGTCAAACCACCTGAGAGCTTGTACAACGGCGAAGTGACGATGCGCATACTTCTGGGCTAGGCTAACTGGCATCAGACGATCCTACCAGGGTCCAGCCAGTCGGCGATGCAAGCATGCCCCCAACTACTCGGATGCAAACCATCGCCAACACCCTGCAGATAGTAGTAGTTCGGATCAGCGTCCCCAGTGAAGCCGATCCTTAGTCCAGCATCAATATCAAGTAGGTTCCCAGCACCATAGTAGTTGCGCAGCCAGGTGTTGATCCCCATACGCTGAGGATTATGCGCAGTATGCCAAGCCCATGAGGTAGTAGTCGGTGGGATCGTAGCGATGATCAATCGGATACCGGCCGCAATGGCCTGATCCATCAAGTACTTGTAGCCCTCACCATACTGCTGGTCGGTGATGTTCATGAACAGGTCATTGACACCTATCTCAACGATGATGGTCGTTGGTTTAGGCGTAATGTTGATGACCTTGGTAAGCCACTCGTCCTTTAATGCTGGTTGGTTACCACACGAGACAGCCAGGCAACCACCCGACGCGCCGATGACACGCACCCGATCGCGACAGGATTGCACCTGACCGCAAGCGAGGTTCTTCCAGCGGTTAGGGAATGAATCTCGGGATGGTACCCAGGATCCACCACCGTTTGTGATGCTGTCTCCGACGAACACGACCTGTGCCGTGGACGGTATTTCCGTGGCCTGTGCTGCTGGTGTTGGAATTGCGAACAGTCCAGCTGCCACGATGGCGATTGCCGCACCGATGACTCTCAGCTTCATATTAGATGTCAACTCCGGTATCTCCTGGGTCGATAATGTTGCCAACTCTAACCCAGAATTCGGATGATCCGAATACTTTTGCGTTTCCGCTTCCGCTTGCCCTGGTAATGCTTAGTAGTACGCTTAGTGATCCTGTGGTGGCGGAAGCGTATGTAGCGGATAGTTTAGTTGTATATGGTTGTATAGAGTTTGTAGTTATTTGGGCTGCTTGCCCAAGTTGTGGGCTTGCTGTGGTTGCGGCGCCTGCCGTATTGGATCGGAATCTTATATTTAGGATATCACCCGTAGTTGACAAAAGGTACATAGATGATGTCTCTATGACATAAAATGCACCATTCACAATCGGGATACTATCCAAACGCAACACACCAACCTCAGTCGTAGTAGTAGAAGAATCCGTACTACGAGCAGCCCGCGCAATAATCGTCCCAGGCAGCGGCACCCACGAAGTAGCAGCAGAAATATAGGACTCATACTGACCAACACCACTACGGTAGGTCAATTGCCCATTATTCGGTGCCGCTATCGCCGTAGTCCGGTCAGCCGCTGTAGAAAATGGAATAATACCGGCATCCCGCATCATGTTTCCCCACACTGAGGTGATGACGGTTCCACCGACTACAGTCAAGCCAGCGTAGGTAACCATGGTGCCACTCCTAGCGAACTACTCGAAGTTGGTTGTCATCCGGACCCAACGGATCATGACCTAGGTGCACGTAGTTCAGGCTCATGTGGATCCCGGTGACCAGGGCAATAGCCAGTAGTGCCGTAGCGGCACATCTGTCTGCGATGAACAGCGCTAGCTCTCTACTGGATTCGAATCCAGCGTTAGCGCACGTGTTGAGGTTTGATGGGTCGCTGTCACCGATGTGTACAGCCCATCTGAAACCAGCTCCGACGTCGGGATGTTTGGTGGTGTCGTTTGGGTGCACGAAAACGTGGATGGTTGGATTGATAAGGCTTGTCATGTTTTCCTCAGGCGAACCATAGGGCAGCGTCCCAGAGACCAACGTCCCATTTTGATGTTGAGAATTCTACGTATTTGGCGGCTGATGTGAGGGTTAGTTTGAGATTTGCTTTTCCTTCGGCTACTTCGATGTCGATCCCATCGATGAAGCAGTATTTTGTTACTGTGTGTGATGTTGATGATGGGGGGCGACGTATCACCTTCACAAGATCCATATGCTGTAAGCCCAACAAAACGGCCATATGGCTAGTAAGGCCACTCATCGGAATAGTGATACTAGTGACCAAAGTCTGAGGATCCTTATGGGACAAGACTGACCACGTGGCCAAAGACAGCGCCTGACCATCATTCTCACAGATAAGCTGATCAATGTTGGAGGTCTTGTCTCCAGCCGGACCATACAACGCCACGCTGTTAGCGTCCGAGTAGACCTGTTGCGTACCACCAACCCTCGTATACGTGGCACGGTTGATCAACCCACCGATGTTCAGCGGAGCAGTCTCAATTTCAGACCAGGGAATCTCCCCCGGCCCATCGCCGAAAGTGGCCTGAACCGTGGTAGACCTGGTGTCTTCCACAAGCGCGTACTTGCGCTTCGCCACCACCGTACCCGATCCATCAATCAGAATCGATCCACCTTCTGAATCGCACGTCAACTCAAGATCCTGCACCGGATCAGCCGACAGATCAGTAGCCTGCATAGTGGATGTACCAGTATCAACCGTCCGTGGAGACGTCGAACCAGCAGCATTGAGTAGCCTATTGATCCTGGCACCAAACGTCTCTCCAGCCCCTACAGCGGGCGCAACCGTCACACCAGGAGCGGCGGATATCCTCGCCCACTCGTCCGCACCCTTGATCGAAGTAGTAGCCGTTCCGGTGCGTGGTCCACTAATTCCGTCCCACGCTTCAGACCACTCGTCAACGTAGCCTTTGGCTAGTGGATAGTCCACACCACCGAATGTGAGTTTCGCTCGCACTCCGCATCCTGGCCTGATACTCGACAGACCAGCAACAACATACGGTCCGGTCAGATTGTCTGGAGAGAAACGCCCATCCTGATTGTTCAGATCAATGTCGATACTGGCTGCTGACCAGAACCGTAGCGACCTACCAAACACCCTAGAGGTGGCAACTCTCTCCACATACGCAGAGACATCAGTCCAAGTCTCCGAAAAACCCCAAAGCGTTGTATCCCAGATTGCTGTATCCCAAATACCATAAGTAGCACCAGTAGTGACCAGCCCAACCTCAACCGTAAGCTCAAGCCGGTTGCCATCACAGTAATCCTTGATCACCAACACCATTACGGTTTCCTCCAACCTTTGCCGTTGGACCGCTCCCACTCACCAATAGAATCCATAACCGATCGAGCGGCGCTCTTAGGATCCAAAGCATTAACCGTCAAATAATAGGTATTCCCACTAGTACCAGCACCCGCCATGGCGGCAACCGGAATGGGCCCCGAAACCAGACTCGGAATCACCATCTGATCAACACCAAGCTGCACGGCACTAGCAACCGTACCGGCAACCGACTTCAAATCAGGTATCTGAGCAGTCATCCCATCAGACACCATGCTGATAATCTTTCCACCAGCAATCTCAGGACTGCCAGAACCAGACAACGGGCCAGTCTTAGCCGGGGAGAACGGAAAGAAGTCACGAATAGAACCAGCTATGCTAGAAGCCTTGTCCTTAAGGCTCTGCCACATGGAATCCAAGCCATTGATCAGACCTTGGATGATGCTCTTCCCCGCATCATACAACCAGGTACCAGCATTACTGAGAGCACCTGTTATAGCACCACTTATACTACTGATCTTAGAAGTAACCAAGTTGATTGCGTTGCTTATCGAATTAACCAGTCCAGTGAAGAATCCGATAACGTTACTGACGAAGTTAGAAATACCGCTAGCCGTACCATTGATAACATTGACAGCGCCAGTAATGAAACCAACTATTCCATTCCAAATAGAAACTATTCCCGACCACAGCCAAGAAAAGAAACCAATAGCACCAACAACAAAGAAACTAATAATGGGACCCAAATACTCGGCGAACCAAGCACCAATCTGCTGAACATACGGACCAATAACTATCCATACCATGGCAACAATCGCCATAAACGCATCAAACGCTGGCTTCAACAACGTATTCCATACCCACATAACGATAGCGCCAAGCACCATGAACGCTGCCCTTATCACAACAATGGCACCGATAACAACAACTGCCAAAAGCAGCAGCGCCAGCTTGAACAGGGCAAACGCCACCACAACAACAAGATTCACAATAGACCAAACAAGCTTACCAATAGCCATGATAAGCGGTCCGAACGTATTCCAGAACCACATAACCACAGACACCAGCACTTTAATTACAACGATAATCGCAGAAATCGCGGGAGAGAAAACATTCTGCCACAACCACATAACCACAACACCAATAGCCTTAAACGTAGAAATCATGATTGGAAGAATAGTGGCGATAGCGACACCAACCAGTCCAATCACAAAACGCACACCCGTAAAAGCTGGAACGAAAATGTTCTGCCACAACCACATAGCAACAACACCAACGGCCTTTATGACAACGATGATGTAGTTGAACACCGTTCCCAGGAAGTTGCTGGTATCACCACTGGAACTCTTAATGGATGACCACGCGGAAACAATATAGCCCGAAAGCCATTTAGCCGCTTGCCCAATAACCGCGAACACAGAAACAGCGATCGCACCAAGTAGAGTCCATGCGGGTTTCGTGGCCTGATATAAAGCAACCGCAGTCTTCCAAACCTCAATCAGATAAGCGACAACGATCTTAATCGCGGGAACAATAATGTTGTTGAACACCGCAACGGCTATAACTGCCAGCGCCTTCAGAATAACCATGAAAGCAGACAAGGCAGGCTTAGCTATACTATCCCAAAACCATATGATAGTAGCACCAGCAATAGCGAAAGCAGGACCAGCACCCTTAGAAAACCAGTCCGCAACAGCTGAACCAAGCTTAGCGAACAGTCCAATGATAGCCATTATCGGCGGCTTCAACGTACTATTCCACAGGTCACTAGCCGACTTACCAATAGTGGCCAGCGTGGAAACGATTCCCTTAGCGGCAGGAATAACAATACTCCGCCACGCGGTCATCAAAGCCATACCGATACGGTCAAAGATGGGAACCATACGAGCCCAGAGTTGCTGAGCGGCAACCCACAGGTTCGCAAACCAAACACCCATAGCGGCAAACGCGATCTTAATATTCGTCCAAAGAACCGACGCGGCAATAGAGATAGCGGCGAAAGCCCTGTTAACCGTATCTCGGAAACCCTTTATCTTTTTGTAAGCTATATACGCTGCTATACCAACGGCCGCTAGAACAGCAATCACAATACCAATAGGCCCTGTAAGCGCAGTCCAAACATAAGAAACAGACCTCAGCGCCTTAAGCCACTTCCAGAACCGCTGTAGATTATTGATTGACTTACCGATCAGGGTAGCCATCTTGCCAATCACTAGCAGGACTGGGCCGATGGCGGCAAGTAAACCACCTAGAATTACTACCGTGTTCATGATCGCTGGATTGAGCTTTATCAGAACGTTTACAAACGTGTTCGCCTTACCTACCAGCCCAGTGAAAAACGACAGTAGGCCAGCATCACCAATTGCGATGGCCAAACCTTCAACGGACGACTTAAGTATGAGCGTAGCGCCCTTTAGGCCCTCCATCTGAGTCTTAGCTACCTTCGCAGCTGTTCCACCAGACGCCTCTAGCTTCTTGGTTAGTTCCTCAAGAGCTGTGGATCCCTGACCCAACAGGGCCATCATTTTTGGTCCAGCATTCTTGCCGAACAAGGTAACCATGTCCGCCGAGTCAGCACCAGCTGCTTCAAGCTGTCTCAGAATGCTGGTCAGGGAAACCATTTTCCCTGATGTGTCTTTTACATTTAGGCCTAGTTCCTCAATCTTTTTCGCCACTTGTCTTGATGGTTTAAGTAGATTGCTGATAGCACCGTTAAGGCCGGTACCAGCCATGCTGCCCTTGATTCCAGCGTTACCCAGTAGGCCTACAGCCGCTGTGACCTCAGTGAATGACAGTCCGGCACTATGGGCAATTGGGGCAGCATATTTTAGTGATTCTTTAAGCGTTGTGATTGTTGTGGCTGTTGATAGGAATGTTTTTGTTAGTACATCACTGACCATACCCATCTGTGACGCGTCAAGACCAAATGACCGTAGGACACCTGCTGCAATGTCTGCTGAGTCGGCTAGGGTAATGCCACCAGCCGCAGCCTGGTTTAGTACCGATGGCATGGACTGTAGGATCTCTTTTACGGAGAAACCAGAGGTTGACAGGTTGGTCATTGCCTGTGCTACTTCGCTGGCCGTGTAGGCGGTTACAGCACCAAGGTATTTGGCTTGTTCGCGGAGTGCCTCAAACTCTGGGCCCGTTGATTGGGTTACCGCTTTCACGCGGTTCATGTTTGATTCAAAGTCACCAGCTAGTGATATGATGCTTGATCCGATATTCATTATCGGAACAGTGAGACTGCTGGTTAGAGTTTCGCCGACACCGGTTATGCTTTCACCAGCTGAGATGAATGAGTCAGCCATACTTCGGCTGGATGAGGCTGCTGTGCTTGCTGCTGCTGTGCTTGCTGATCCTATCTCATTTACTTGGCTGGTTACTTCTCTTACGGATTGTCCTACGGCGGCTGATGTTCCTTGCCCTATTGTGCGTAGGGTTTGGTTTGCTTGGTTTACTGCTGTGGTGATTCCTTGTGTGATCTGGTTGCCGATGGAGGTCATGTTTACTGTGACCCCGCGTAGGGCAGCGTCTAGGCCTTTTTGGAAGTTTGTGGTGAACTTGGCAAAGTCTGCCACTACTTCGACGCTTGCGGTGCCTACGCTCGACATGGGTTATATGATCCATGCTTTTTTTGATCTTGACATGTTTTGTGTAGTATCATTTCATGGTCTTGATACCCAGCCTTGAGATAAGTCGCTCGTCCATCCATAGGGATGGAACTGGAAAGCTTACTATCATAGATCCAGAGTCGGCCCTGACCTTGGTGGTGGAGCCAGCTGGAGACGGTGATATTCGGAGTCTGACTGTGGTTCCTAAAAGGGGATATAGGCTTACCGCATCGGCTATCGGTAGGATACCTATTTCTCAGATTAGGAGACTTGTCCGGCAGTCAAATCATCCAAATGATCTAGTGTGGCAACATTCAGTTACTCAACGTAAGCTTGGTGAGCGGTCGTGGCCCGCTACTCACTGGGATGAAGTTAGAAGCGTGGCCAGCTGGGCTGTGGACACTAAAAGACCAGGTGGAGCGGCCAGAGCCATCATGGATCTATGGGGAATCTCGCTTCCAACGGCCCGTAGGTGGATGAGGCAATGCCGTATCACACGTTACGGTAGGTTACTATCATCGGATGATGATTGATGCCATTATGTGCATGTTGCGTAGGCTTAGATGCGACCACACCAGGCTAGCCACAGACAACATGATCATGGAACTCAGCGGCAGAACCGCCACCCTACGCTGCACAGAATGCGGTTACCACATCACTTGTTCCGTGAAGCCATAAAAGCCTCAAAATTATCAGCAGCAACATCAGGATCATAACGTTCCATAATACTAACACCAGGAGGAATAGACTCAATATCCATATTAATCTTACGACGCTGCTTATCATCAGCATTACGCACAAGTATCGTATAAACCGACGAAACATACGCGGCAAGCGAAACCTGGCCAGGATCCATCCTGGCCAAACACAATTCCCCATACACATCAGCCCGCTGATTAGCCGTAGCAACCAGCCTGACAGCAGACCACCAATACGTACCAGAAACTACCGCCATAGCCTCATGGGCGGCCTTGACACAATCCTCCATACTAAGATCTCCATACAAAAGCTCATCTTCTATACGATCATAATCATCACCAGACACACCATCCGTTATCACACCAAACATATCATCATCTAAAATATGTAGAATCCAATACAAAGCTGGCTGGGGACCAATCTTAAAGATCGATCCCCCAAGCACAACATCAACCGGCCAAACAGACAAAGCCGCCCTAGCATCAAACTTCATGAACTAGTGACAATCCGAGTCTTAGGCGCCTCATCCTTAATGTCGTTGGTCTTCTTCAACGCCTCAATACCATCATTGATAAGCGGAAGAATACCAGACAAAGAAGCCCTACTAGCCAAAATCTCACTCTGGATAAAATCGGCGTCATCATCATCAACCACGATACTGGTGACCAACTCAAAGATGTTCCCCAGCATCTTGGACATCATTGCGGCATCAACATCATTTGGCTTACTGCTAGCTATCTTTGAGGCGCGACGGAACTTCTTCTGCAACACCTGGTAGATAGCAAGCTGATCAGGAGTAGGCAGCTTAACCTCGATCTCATACTCCTGACCATCCGAGGTCTTGAAAATTGATATGGCAGTCTTAGTCTCCGGAGCTTCTGGAGTCTCCGAAACTTCCTGAGCACTATCTGACACGAGTTATCCCTTATTCGCGGTGAATTTCCATCCCTGGCCTACGACAGAGCTTCTGGCGGCCCTAGCGAGCCAAGGATTCCCCTTACGTTTCTTGCCGTTCCGCATTGTGAAGCCGTTGTGTACAGCGGCAGCGTACTCAGCTTCGGCGGATACCTGACCAACTACCCGCATCGCCTCTTGTTTGATGCTAGGGGTATGACTGGCTCGTAGGTTACCGGTTCGGACGGGAACCGTTCCCTTAGCCACAAGCAGTATCCGATTGGTCATCTCGTCTACCAGCTTGGTACAGCTGGTTCCCGCGAACACGTTAAGAGCGGTTAGGCTAACGGTTGCTCGTCCCCCTGTTCCTCGGATGGTTATTCCACCAGCCATTTAGACTTCCACCCAATCATTGATGATCATGCTTACCAGGCGTTCAGACGGAGGAAGCCTAACCGTGGTACCAGCATAGAAACTATCGTGGGACACCAGAATCCTCACTGTTACCAAACCATCGGAATCAGTGAGATCCTTCATTAGGTCTTCCACGGACAGACCCTCAATCACCTGGACTGGATAGGCGACGGGAACCGTGATAACCGGTTCCTGCTCATCGGTTGGGATAGGTGGAACAGTTTTCCGTGCCATGATCATACCTCGCAGTCACAGTTATCAGCAGCCACAGTGATCTTATAGGTAACACCCACACAACCACCCTCAGTAGTCATCGGCAAGCCATCGCCAACGAACACCAAGGTATACGGATTAGCCGCAATGAAGCAGCACAACGCCCGGCGGATAGCGGCACCATCATCGTAGGTGCCCAGAGTTGTTGCCTCCCACTCATCGCAGGTAGGCAACCGATCAACATCACCGACTGGTGCGCACCGTACCGCACCCAACTCAAATTCGGCCGCCCAACGCTGGATCCCACATCTACCAACGAGGTTGTCAGCGGCCGGGAAATCGTCGCCTGACGGGTAGACACGATTCCAGCGGACCCACATCAGGCCAGCGCAGCACTCATCCTCATCCTGTGACAGCAGTAGGTCGACACGATCACCTGGCCTTAGGCATACGACTCGTGGTGTGGCGGGGGAATCAGGGACTTTGGCGGCTTCAGTGGTTAGGCAGGCTACTAGATCAGCCGCTATCGGCCCGATCATTGGATCGCTGATTGTGGTCATGACAGCACCCTAGGTGGGATGCTGTCGGGTGACCATATGACAGATGGCGCCTGCCGTCCTCTAGGATTTTCCAACTGGATGATCATGTCAACTTCGGGTATGCCCGTACGAATGGCTGAACCAGCTTTCGTATCAACCAGGTCAGCCACGGTCGCCTCAACACCCTGCCGAGTGATCGACTTCAAACGGCGTGGCAGAGCGCATGCCGCACCAACACAGGCTTTAGCAAACTCACAGGCCAGTCGTTCAGTTGCTGCCTGCACCCGATCGGGGATAGCAAGACCCTTAAGATACTCAACTTGTAGTGATGGCGGGTTCTGCTGAGAGTAGTTGATACAGGTTGGCCAGCAGACACCATCAGTGCGAACCAGGATATGGCCGTTCATGATCTGGTATGAGGATGCTGGTAGGGCGATACCATCCACAAGTACTTTGGTGACTCCGGTTGTTGTGGTTGGTCCCTCTAGGTCAAGCTCGCAACCTGTGCAGCACTTGGTGGTCTCAGCGCCGCACGTGTTGTACCAGGCGCCATTGTGGATGTAGGCGTTGCCGTAGTCTGCCGTGTCCAGTGGATAGGTACGGTAGTCTGGTTCATTAACTTTTACGCATGGTTGTACTATTATGGCGCATTGTCCGTATCGTCTGGCGGTAGCGGCCCACATGATCCCAATCGCCAGGACCGAAGCTGTCGCCTGAACTTCCGGAGTGTAGGTATTCCAACATGATCCACAACCGCACTTGGTTATGGCCCAACCACAAGGTTCCATGATCACAGCCTAGAGGTCTATTAGCGCCACAGGACCATACACAGCAGTCCGATGAGACGTACCAATATACGCATCAATCCGCCACACACGAGGATACGGCGTGGCCAGCGCCGACGAGGGTATGTACACATCACAGATAATCTGCGTAGCCGTATGCGTGGTGATATCGATCTGAGTTGGACTAGCAGACGTCAACTTCAGAGTCGACGTGGCAGTGTCCGATGTGCAAACATCATCCTTCAAATAGAACACAAGCGATGTAACCGGTACTAAACTCTCAGATGGATCATCAGGAACAATCGTCACATGAACAGTCTCATCGTTCGACTGCCGTAACGTTATCGGAACGATAGTAGACACCGATCCCCCCTCACATAACTACAGCCGTACCCGACAACGTAACGACAGTGACCCCACCAGAAAGCGTGACAGTAGTAGCAGACCCACTACACGACGGCACAGAATGGACAATACCTCCACCAAGTGCCTGAGCAATCGCAGTAGTGACAACCGTGGGAACAACCAGCGCCTTAGTCTTCCCCAGTGCCATCACCGACGTAGCGGTGACAACCACAGGAATGGTCAGCGCCTTAGCCGATCCCAATGCCTGGACAGTAGTTGCGGCAACGACCGTGGGAACAACCAAATCCTTGGCCGCTCCCAGTGCCATCACCGGAGTAGTGGTGACAACCGTAGGGACAGTCAGCGCCTTAGCCGTACCCAGCACCTGAGCAGTAGTCGCGGCAGCAACCGTGGGAACAGCCAAGGACTTGGCCGCTCCTAATACCTGGGCAGTCACGGTAGTAGTGACCGTGGGAACAGGCAGATATACCTCTGTCACCCTGCCAGCAAGCGGAGCGCCAGCAAGCGCAGCGCCAGCAAGCATCACGCACCTACCTCAACTAGATCGGCAGTCGCTACCCACCTGACGGTTTTACCCGCTTCTCCAGTGACGGTTATCGCGAGACGCTGGTTGCTGGTGTCCGCAGTGACTGCCACAGTCCAGGTACTTGCACCAGCATCACATAGGGTTGTGGTTCCACCACCTACCACGGAGCCAAGTAGGCGGCAGTTACCAGCAGAGTCTCTGGTGATAGCCGCTTGAATGTTGGTCCATGCAGCCGCCGTACCAGACACATCTGTGCGGATAGCAGCAACTTTGATCACACAAGCATAGGTTCGGCTAGCCGGAATGTCCACATATCCACTAGTGGATCCCGAAGTTGTGACCTCAGTAGCGGTAGCGTCCGTCGTAACAATGCGTAGAACATACTGGCTTGCCTGACTGTCACCACCCACGGCAAAACAGCCATTAGCTATCGCATGCTGTCCCTCACGGCTAGCAGACGCACTGTACCCAAGAGAAGTGGCATTGGTGCCACTGGAACTACAGTAGTAGCCCAAAGCGACAGCTGAAGTAGCGCTGGCTGAGGCACTATATCCAAGTGCGGTAGCACCCCATCCTGATCCGCTAGCCGATGCTCCTACCACGGTGGCATATCCGAGCGCCGTACTGCTGCTGCCGACGGCTACGGAGTTGTCTCCGGTTGCGGCGCTACTGCGTCCGAGCGAGGTAGCGCTCACTCCAGACGCGTTACCCCACATTCCAGCGGTGACAGCGAGCATGATCCGATCGCCCACTACCACGCTGCGCGCACCGCTACCTTCCTGCGTACGTGCGATGGTAAGAACATCACCACTACGCGCAGTGACTAGCACTATCTCTGCGTTAGTAGGATCCGGATTGGCATCACTCGGCCACACCGTAGCCGAAAACGAACCATCAGCAGACGGTTGAGGAAAACGCGCACCATGACCAGCAGCAACAGTCAAACTAGTCCCCGATCCAGCCGGACTAGGAGCTGTAGCCACCGTGGATATGGCAAGATTCGTCATGACCATCAGACACACCGAATAAGATCATTTACCGTGGCTGTAATAGTGCTTCCATCAGGAGTCACTGCGAAGTCGTGCCAGCTGAGCGGGATTAGGTCAGCGTCGGTGCCACCCGTGGTGTCTGGATCGTAGGCGACCAGCAGGTCTGAGATAGCGGATCCTGACGCTGACGACCAGGTGATGTCAGCTGTGTCAATATTTACTCGGTCGTTGACGTTGTCGACCGTCACGGTGGTGGACGTGATGGTCTTGCGTCCCATAGTGGTCTGTTCGTTGGTGCTAGCCGCTAGGATGGCTGCCACAGTGGCGTAGTCAACGATTGTCGCGTCGCCTTCTACCCCACTTGCTTCTATTGGTATGACGATTAGTGCGTCATTAGTTGCTGGAAGTGATGTGTAGTAGGCGTGCTGACCCTTAGACACATTGAATGCAAACGATGCCATGGCTATGCCCCATCTAAAAATGGCGTGCCACCACACTAGGGGAAGATGTGATGGCACGCCGAATAATGATCAGGTAGGAAGTACCAAGGTCTGGAACCCGCACACCGGAGTAGGCGGAGCCATATTCGTGGTGATCAGCAGATCATGCGCCGTAGTCGCCAATGAGGTAAACAGCCCACTAGCAACACCCAACCGNGTATACTGGATGTTGTACGGACCAACACCCCAAGCATTCCCATCATGGGTNATNGCATCCGTCAACGTGAAGTTGATAGCATCATTCTCGATGGTTGGCTTACCGACTGTTCCCTGATACAACCAGGGCATCAGGTAGTAACCCCAACGACGGGTGTTCGCCGAGGTTGAGCAGGCCGTACCCTTAGTGTTCATCCAAACTTCGAGAGCGAAGTTAGCGGTACCGTAGGACGCCGAGTCAGTTGTGAAACCGATCGAACTTGGAGTTGGGGTCGCATCATCCACGATGAGCGGAGCGCCGGTAATCAGGTTGAAAAGCTCAGGATCTACCTGGCAGAACTCCGCGTTGACTTTGATGCCGTTGAGGTTCTTGTTTGACAGGTAGTAGTAGCAACGCGATCCATCGGCCAAAACTGGGCTGATGGCGTTACCAGATTCTTCATCAACTTCTAGTTCGATGTTGACGAATCCCTTGCTCACCACGGTTGAGCTAGCACCAGCTGCGGGAGCACCACAAGCATCTAGCTTAGTGGCGCGCATTACCAGGCCTTGGAGGTAGTTCGTGCAGAGCACCATTGCTATTTCCTTCCCCTGGTGGTTGCGCGTACCTGGGTTACTTCTGGTTCGGGTACCTCAGGTGCGACTGGTTCGGGTACCGGGATCACNTCTGGTTCGGGTACCTCAGGTGCGACTGGTTCNGGTATCCGACCGATGATGATCAGGTATGCGCGTAGGAATTCGTAGGCTGACAGTTCGTCAACCACAACTCCGCCATAACCGGTTGTGACGTTGTCGTTGCTGATTTCGATGAGTTCTTTGAGGACTTCGACCTTCGTCAGTCCGGGAACTTCCTTAAAAACGATCATGTAGGTACACCCCAGTCAAAAACAGCCGACGCGGCAACGCAGTCATACGACACCACATAGCCACGCTCGGCGAGCATGTATACCTGGTTGGTGGTCTTGTCCAGCGCCTGTGCTTGTGGTGGCACGAAAATCTCAGGATCNCGCCACACGGTGACGTTCCCCGAAACGTAAATCGTCCCATCATCCGTGTAACCACCACCNAACACCCAAATCGTGCCCATGTGGGTACGGAGGATCGGCCCATCCTGAATGACAAGATCAGCTTCTCTGGCGTACGAAAGGATNCTCGGCGAAGCGTGCAGATAGCCGACGTTCCCATACTGCGCATANGNGGGAGCNTTCCCATACAACCACTGCTCCAGCTCGCCAACNACATCAGTNATCGTGGCACCAGGAGCAACAAGCGGCATAGCACCAGCGGCCAGGATCCCACCCATAGCCTGTTCAACCACGGACTGNTCACCGTTGGCCAGTCGACGTAGCACCTTNGCTTTCAGGGTGCTACCACCAACCGGACCGCACTTCACCGTGGCGTACACGATGAATGGTTCACGTTCGATGATGCTGTCAGCGGCGTCGAATGTCTTCTCGGCTACCCGCTCAGTAGCTGTGCACAAAGTGTCATAGGAACGGGCATACCCACATGAGACGGGCTCNTAGATGATTCCCCCCGCCCTACCGTGCGGAGNAAGATCAACAATTCCAGAAGCGGCAAGTAGGCCGCTCCTGAGCCTACGAGGCTCAGGAGCACTCACTACCACCGGCGGCGTAATCGCCACAGTGATACCCCAATCAGACTATCCAGCAGATCAGGAGTTGGGGTAACCGCAAAGGCAACCAGACGGATCAACAGCAGCCGTGTACAGCCGAGACAATGGCAGCATCTGCAGCATTGCCCAACCGTCCTCGACAAACAGCGCCGTGTACTCGTTGGTGAGCAGCTTGGTCGAGTCATATACGGTATCCAGGTTGATCACGCTCTGAACAGCCTTAACCCAAGTGCCAGCCGGGTAGATCAGGAAGTTGACCGTGGTCGGCAGTCCAGTGAGCGCTACAGCGCCACCAGGACCAGCCACCAGCCCAGAGAATGAGTCCTGCCAGTCGTAAACGAACCTAGGGACAGCGCCACGAATCGCGAACCACTCAACGATCTGAGCGTCGGTCAGCCCAACGAAATCAACGTTGGCACGACGGGATCCAGCGGCCCGCATCTGTGCGAGAACCCAGAGAGGAAGCACGATTTCCAGGGTGGAAGCGACGCCCATCCGGTTCCGGTACCGAGCATCCATGATGGCGAGCTCGACAGCGCTGAGCAGCGCGGCGATAGCGTCATCACCGGATGGATCAGCTGGGACGATGGTGGCGGCACCAGACGCGGCGACGATAGCGGCAATCGCACCCTGGTTGATCTTGTGTGGCAGCGCGTTCATGGCCTGCTCAGCGAACCACTGCACAACCTCTGGATATCCGCGTTGCTGCAGCAGACCAGCAGTCAAGCACAGGTAGTCCACGCCGAGACGAACATCAGTGAATCCCGGGCATGGGATGTCGTAGCAGTATTTGGACGGTGACTCGGCTTCAACCTGGGCTTCGGTGAGGTGGGTGGTTCCGGAGTTACCGATCCCGTTCCACACAGTGGCGAAGTTTGGTCCACCAGCGGTAGGAATCTGCCAGCCGCCACGCTCGGTAGGCAGCTCAGGGAGATCCAACAATCCTTCCAGGGTAGACAGACCCCGAAGATCATAGATCGGCTCCGATGGAGCACACCAACCAGCGGCAGCAGTGATCGGCGTACCGGCCTTCACCTGGTTACGGAAGCTGCTCAGCAGACTTCCACCAGAGAGGCGCTTTTCGCTGCCAGCGAACCGAGCAACCTTGTATGGATCGACAGTATTATCAGTGACAGTAAGCTCAGGGCTACTGTTACGGCGGAACTGCACACCACCGTGCCGAGTGTAGTTGCGGAGCTCATGGCCGAGCACCTTGTAGCTGCCGCCTTCACCACCTTCAATGATGGTGGTATCAGCAGTGATCTGCCTGCCAGCGCTCCGAACCTGTGGGTAGCGGTCAAGCTGCTGAGACAGCGCCCGCGCGGCCGACTCGAAGGTGTCGATGGTCTGACCGGTGCCGAAGAATCCAGGGAAGTCGGCAGCCGCAGTCATCACGAACGGTGCGGCGTTGCCAATGTCTCCGAGGTCAGGTTCCTGTCCAGCGCGGCGGGCGGCTACCTCACGTACGGTGGGGTTCCTGGTGTGTGCTGCCGCGACGAGCGGTTCGGGATCAAGGATCGGTTCTGGTTCCTGGATAGGCTCGGGAGTCTCGGTCAGTCCGGTGATGCTGGCAGCCAGGTCAGCCTGTGCCTGGCGGGTGGACATTACCTCGCGTGCCTGGTTGGCCAGGTCACGGCAGGCTGTCAGCGCCTCAACGGTTTCAGCGGTTGCCGCACCAGACGCTAGTGACTGCGCGTGATCGCGGATGCTGGCCAGAAGGCTGGTGAGTTCGTCGTTGGTCGCAGCCGAAAGATCGGCGGGTACATCAAATGGGAAGCCCATGATGAGACTTTCTCGTCTTAGATGCGAGATGCTAGCCGGACCGTGGCAGCGCTAGCCGATTCTGTAGCCGGACCGTGGCAGCACTACAGATGATCAAGACGTTAGCACACTAGGTGAGGCTTGTGAGTAGATAACACACTACGAGCATCGTGCAGAGCGCTATGCGGAACGTGGAAACCGCATAGAATAGCGCTAGGTTGCAGAGTGAACACAGTACGCACACGTAGGCGTGACACAACCACCTAGGCAACCTAGCCCAACGAGAAAACATGATCCACATAATGAAGGGGACGCAGCCAAAGCCACATCCCCAAAACCAAAGAACATAATCACACAGTGTAACGAGTAGGGCCCTTAGCCCAAACAAGCCTCTTCAACAGTTGCACACCCGGAGCCATACGATCCTCAGGAACACGAAGCACAGTCCCATCAGCCAACTGAGTACCATCAAGGCGACCAAGCAAACCTTCCCAGTCAGCCTCACCCAATGGATACCAGGCCTTAGCCAGATAGTAGGCGAGCGTCATGATCTCTTCTGTGACCTGGTTGGCCTGAACGACTAGCGTGTAGTTCTTTTCCATCTGGCTACTCCCTTGCTTGACTGACAAGCCAATAATGTCACGTGTCATGACACTTGTCAAGTTGGGGCAGACACGAAAGAGGAGGACCGCTTCGGCGGTCCCCCTCAGGGCCTATAGCCTTAGACAATCCCCGACCGCGACCGCGACCGCGACCGCGACCGCGACCCCGACCCCGACCCCGACCACGACCGCGATCCCGACCGCGACCCCGACCCCGACCACAGTAAAACGGGATCTACCAACGTTCCGATGATCATCGTGCTTCCCGGGGAAGCGCGTGTTTCCACTCGGTGATGTCTACGATCGCTGACACGTACACCAATCCGGCTGGGAATGGTTCGATCTCGTTCAGTCTTCCGGAGAGCAGGGCTTCTCCGAATCTTCCGGAATCTGCGATCCACGCCGCGTCCTCCAGCACCAGCGAATGTGCATCACCCTGAACGACGCGTCCTGTGTAGTGGAAGGTGAGAGTGCGGACGTAAACGTTCTTGCCTTTGAACAACTCATATGGCGTCATGCAACAAGCATGTCACGTGGCGCGACACTTGTCAAGTGGGGATAGACACGAAAGAGGAGGACCGCCGAAGCGATCCCCCTCAAGCAGCAGCCATCTACCTCAACGCATCGTCTACCGCACCCTGGAACCTAGCCCTAAGCTCCGCCAAAACCACTCCATCCTCGCCAGACAGGGATAGCAACATCTGGCCTACCGAATCTCCCAGCAATCCAGCGACTGATAGGGCTCTGGTCTTTTTGGTATCTGACGAGAACTCTTGATCAAAGTTGCTGATAGTAATCTCGTTGTAGCCGATATCAGCTGAGATTTCAATCTTCATTTGCTGGCTCTCTCATCTCTCTCATGATCATCATGTCTACGAACCTATCAACACTCATTACATCCGTGATTACTGCCGAGATGGCGTCGTCGGGTGGTTCATCCAACAACCAAACTGGAATGTTAATCCCTCTTGCATAACCGATTTCCAGGGTCACGCTCGGCCCAATGTACCCATTGCTGTTGATTACGTACAGTGCATTGCATCCATGCAACCCGCGAAGGAAACTACGTGTAAGGGCAGCCTTACGCCCATAGGAGAGAGGTTTGATAGTTTCATCAAACTCAAAGTTCGGATGATGAACCTCGAACTCATGTTCCTGAAGCCGAGCCACAACCGACTTAGCCTCACTATAGAACTTGTGGCTAGACGCTACTGCCAACCGCATCTTCAACCTCCTCAGGAATACCGGCGCACTCACAAAACGCCTTCACGAAAATTGCCTGACACACATTAAGATCAACATCCAGCTTGGCGGCTATGATCTCCAAACTGTTGAAAGCACCCATCCCAATGGCTCGACTGATGTGTATGTAGGCGTCACTGCCAGCTAGATCTTCTACAATGCTTACTGGTGTGAAGGCCCTGCCGTTAACCTCAACCTCGGTAGTTACGCGAACTTCTCTTATCTTTGGCTTGATCTCAGTGCTCTTAGTGACCATTGTTGGTTCCTTGTGTTAGTAGCTGGCTTCTATCACCACACCATAATGTCACACCGGATGACATATGTCAAGTCTCCGGAATCCCCAGAAAAACCACCGCACTATGCAGATCCATCCCAATATGTCCAATTATTGTTAGACCACGAAACCTCCAATACACTCAACCCATGACCACAACCCAACAACGCTTCCAACAAATACTGAA